CTTTGCCTTTTTTGATTTGCACCAGGCTGAGGGTCTGCCTACTCAAGGCGTCACTTACTCCCTTGAGCGACGAGCTATGCATAAGGCAGTTATTCGGTGAATAAACCCTTAAAAATTCTTTGTTTGAAATCGTCGCTAACGCTTGATTTTGCCTTACTATTACCTCGTTTTGCATTTTGTAATATTTTGTTTAATTGGGAATTGATGTACTTTAAATCGGTGTTCCGTTGGTGGAACTCGTCCAACTGCCCCCAGTGTTGCAATAAATACAGCCACGTGGCGAGGGCTTCCTCCTCATCGGCAGAGTTGCTCGTAAGGTAGGTGATGATTTGCTTGAGCGCCTTGCCGTCCGCACCCGTGAATTTTGGGGACAAACCAAATTGTCTGTTATAGAAAGCAAACCACTCGTCTAAGAATAGGGCATATAAGCTCGGGGGGTTCGCTTCTTCCTCTCGGTAGGTAACTCTATCCCCCCAACTGCCCTGCCACTCGTCTATAAGACTCTCTAAGGGGGGAATAAGCAGGCCTATTTGCTTGAGATATTCCCCGTCTAAAGTGCCTTTCTTGACCTCTAACTTAGAGAATTTGCCACCTTTATAAGTGAGCTTCACAACTACCGCACAACTGCGTATGGTTACTATATATGTCATTTTCCGAAATTTAATTATCTGCCCATAAGGTATTTATTCTTTCTATTAACTCTGTTATCTCTTTAACAAAGGACTCTATATCTTTATCGGCTACTATTCCATCGGGAATATCTAAAAAGATACCATTTATTATACCTTTGGCTAAAATAGTATTCTTTTTGACTTCTTTAAGAGCTATGATAATTTTTTTAAACTCCTCTATTACTTCTTTTTTATCCATTTTTATATTGTTATACTTCTATTTCTGCTTCACTGAGTTGCATTCCACAATCTTGGCAAAACACAGCAGTCATCTCTACTGTACAATGCCCTCCTATCGTGCGTAATACTTGGTGCTTGTGAGGGCACTCATTCCCCCTTTGAAGGGGGGAGGGGGATGTTTTCAAGTATCGTTTTTCAATTATCTTTTCTAATGCTCCTATTACCTTACTGACTTCCTTAGTCGTCATTTCCTTGAGGGGTTTTTGTACAGGACACTTTTTAGAAAGTAGCCACTTGCCTAATCGCTGAAGGTCGGTGATCCTTGGGCTATCCACATGTACCCATCCCAGTTCGTGGCACTTAGCCAGTATGCTAAGGTGTTGCGTGCTATGACTGTCAAAGTATGCCTCATTACTATAGTTATATCCCAGCCAGTCTAACACTTTAAAGGCTTCGTCTTCTGTCAGCTCCTTGCTTGAACCCAGCTCCCTGCATACAAGGGAGGAGAGAAATGCCAAGCGGGCTTCTCTATCATTAAACCTCCTTACTAAGAGGCTTTGTAGGATTTTTAGTTGTCGTGTGCTAATCATTTTAAATCGTTTTTTACATCAATTAGGTGTGCCTCCCTTAAGTGTAGACTTCCTGCCTCAAATCCTTCTAAGTAAAGACTATAATTCGTATATCTTATAAAATAAATCCGTAAAGGAGCACAGCGCCTATGCTTTTTATTTATTTCCTCAGATTTTTCGAGTATATATACTTTCAAATCTTCTATTTTATCTGCCTCATAAAGCGACATGTCTATACTTTTTAGAAAGGTTAAAAACTCTTCCTGTGATTTATTTTTAGGCTTACTATTATTTGTACAGAGACAATAGTAATGGGTTGGTTTTTCTTTCATTTTAAATCGTTTTTAAAGGTTATTTAATTTACCCTCCTATTATACATTAGAAGCGTTTATTAAGTAAGCCGCCTTTAGTTGGAATAAAGTCACCTCAAAACCCACCAAATAGAAATTTTCGGTAGTATAATCTTCAAAGGAAAGACGCAAAGGAGTACATCGTGAGTGCTTTTCATTAATTTCTTTAGCGCTTTCAAGTATATAGGTTTTCAAAACATCTACTCTATTCGCCTCGTACAGGTCTCCATTTAGCTCCTCCAAGAGAGCTAAGAATTCGGCTTGTAACTTGTTTTTAGGCTTATTTCTATCCGTACAATAGCAATAGTAATGTGTTGGTTTTTCTTTCATTTTAAATCGTTTTTAAAGGTTATTTAAAAGAAGCTCCTCCGCCTTAAGGGGTCTCATAAAAGCGTCCTTCTATTGTTGGCGACATGTTAAGGGCAGAGGAGCATTTTCGACTGCCTAAACAGCTGAAAATTGTAAGAGTATATTCTGCCACTTGCCGTGCTTATCCTTTTCGTAAAAGCGGATATAATCCTTGGAGTGGTTGTATTGGTAGCTTTCTCGGAATAGCTCGCATGCTTTGGAGAAGTTTGGGTCCGCAAACTTATCCTCGTACTTGTAGAGCTTCTGAATATTATCGGGGTCAAGTTCTCCCTTTTTGCGTTCCAATAGGGAAAGAATAAACTCCTTAGTACCTTCATCGCCTGAGTAGCGCCCTTCTATGAAGTCAAAGATGTATTTCTCCGCCTCGGTAGCACGTTCGTCATAGGATCCTCTGCCTTGGCGGCTGTAATCCACCTTGAAATTCTCAAACTCCACACTAAAGTTTCCTTTTCCTCCTGCACGCCGTCCGCTGTACTCCTTTAGCAGATCATAGAGGGTGTCCATCGTCTCAAACGAATGTTGTTTGAACTCTGTAAGCCGCTCATTGATGTCCTTGGCTACAGTGATAAGCCCTATTATGGCATCAGCTTTCATTTGCTCATAGGCTTTTTTTCTTTCCTCTCTTTCCTTGGCGTCTAATTCTTTCGCCTGTTCTATAAGTGCTGCACGCTCCTCTGCACTTAGCTGTGATAAATCTACACTCATTTTATTATCTTTTTTAATTGTTATTATTCGTCTATTTCTACCTCATATTCCCAATCCATGGCATCATCTTCCCTTATGTTGTCTATTAGCCATCCAAAAACTTCTTCATACTCATCAGAGTTGCCAAGTCCAATAGTAATTCCATATTTTGCCATTTTATCTAATTGCTCAAAAACCTTATCGGGGACTTCTACATCCCCAAGACCTACTGTGTAGGTTACTGTTACGCTTAAATCTTTAATAATTTTCATTTTTTATCTGTTTAAAAATTATCTTACTACTTTTGCCTTATATAGCTCGTTGGTCTCTATCGGTTCCCACCCTTTTTTGTCTTCGTTGTACCACATCAGCACCCTGTCCTGATCGTATCTAAGGTAAGGAGACTCCCAGTTATTTTCTCGTATCCATTCGTAGATGGTCAGTACCACGATCGGTACACTTCTCCTATAGCCCGCATGATACTGATGTATCATGGTTCGCTCTGATTCTGTCAAGGCTTGTAAGAAGTTATCAAGCCTCAGTACTTCCATATATAGCTGTTTCATTGTACTATTGTTATCTGTTTTATTGTTCACATACTCGTTCACTTGACTTGCTTATTACTTGTAACAGTTTCTTGGGGTATATATGATTAATATTCTCCGCCGCAAGTCCTATCATTAGTTCTATATCCTCTCGGTCAAATACACCCTCCCTGAGTGCCTTGCCGTAATATCTCTCTATATCACGCTCCACATACACCTCCCACTGCCGGGCAAACCAATTCAGCAAATGGTCATTTAGCTTTAGAGCTAATACATCTTTTGAGATTTGCTTTGTTTTATTCACAATATCGCACCAATCCTCGAAGTATAGCCATTGTAAGTGCTCATACCCTAAAGGCTTATAGTCCAAGTAGTATAGCAGGCAGTCCCTGAATTCTTTTTGCTTTTCTATGGTTTCCATATTTTATTATCTTTGTCTAATGTTCATATACATTTATCCGTTCGGCTCGCAGCCATGGTACAACTCTGCTTTCTCTTTGTCTATGGTAAGCACCCCACCAGGACAACGCCCCGATACATTACATGCCAAGCCTTCCACTTGTATAATCACCTCTGCAAGCTTCTTACAAAGCCTTGCCACCGCTATATCGGGCTCTCCCTTTTCCTCGTGAGCGAGGAAGATAAAGAGTACATTGCGATAATTTTTTCCCCATTCCCTAAGTTTAGGGGCTGTTAGCTCGTCTTTATAAACTGTGGTATTGTCTATAATCACCACTTTTGGAGCGCGTTGCTTACCTAATGCTTTCTCTATCTCAGTAAGCTCTGTATAGGGTACTATCTTTAACTTGCGGTTGCTGGGGTCAAGCCCACTACGGATATATGCTTCTTGGAAGGACTTACTAATGCCCTGCTCGGCACTTACATACATCACTTGTTCAAACTTGCTCAAGTATTCTGCTAACATTAGCGAAAACCACGTTTTCCCTTGCTTCTCTCGCCCATAGATAATCCAAAACCCACCTACTTCGGGATTGCCAAGAGCTTTCTCCCATACTCCCTCAAAAGGGAAGGTTTTATAGGTTTTTTCAAGTAGTTGCTTTCCGTATATACCTTTTATTCTTGCCATTAGCTTAACTTAATTAAATTCTCCAAATATCTAAGTCTCTTCCAATCCGAAGGGGTTACATCCTTTGTGTTAAGGTCATTCGGATTCATACACTTACGTACGAGTTTGTCCACATCCTCCTTTTGCTTGGCATTTACCGAAGCCACATCGCCCAATAATTGTATATAAAAATCCTTACGATCATCAGTACCTTGGGGGACTATTGAGGTGATATCAAAGAAGCGGTCGAATATCTCAGCATAACCTACCTTTTTATGAGCAATACCACTCTCTATCTTTGCCCTTAGTCCATCGGCTCCCATCATATACCAAGCGCATTCCCCCTGAGTAGCGTTCCATAGCTCTTTGAGTTCGAGGAAAGCGTTGTAGTCCAAGTCTCCTGCTTCGTCAAGTACAATAAGAGGCTGTTCTAAGTAGATAAGGCACATCTTGATACTTGCCTTTACATCTACATACTTTCCTGTATTATCCACCCCTATCGTTTTAGCAAGCAATCGGATAAACTGCTGTTTGGTCTTCGCTTGGGAGCAATCCACATAGAAAGCATTTTTGAGCTTACGAACAATGTGTCGGGAGCAAAAAGTCTTACCAATACCACAATCATCTACCAAGATCATTGATTTGCTGTACTCCTTGCAGTAGAGTAGGTTATCTTCTATTTCAGTATATACTGCTGTACGGGCTACCTTCCAGGCGTTGTCTCTTACTTGTACCCCAAGCTGATGAGCAATTACCAACCATTGGGTGTCGCTAATGAGTTTCTCCACTTCTCCTTTTTTAAGGCGGGAGAGGATAGCCCCTTTGAGGTTTAGCCGTTTAGCATAGTCGGCATCAGATCCTCCATAGTTCTCACGGTCGGAAAGAATTGCTTCCCTTACCTTGTTTTTAAAGTCTATTGATAATTTCATATAGCATATTTTTTTCTCCAATTTTTAGTATATTCTGTCCCTGTACTTGGGTTGTAGAGGATTTGTTTGTCGTCTTCCTCCATAGTATCGTAGTCGTCCAATATTTCCACTTCCTCTGCTTCGCATGCCTCAAATCGCTTGAGGTTGTTAATCACAAAAGAGCGTTTTGGCTTCGGTGTCTTGTCTATCACCCCTATAGGAGTAATCTCTTTGCTTTGGTGCTGTACATAGCGTACAATGGTCATTGTATAAGCATTTTGCAGCGCCTTGATAAGGGTGTCTTCCTCTGTTTGCTCGGCTTGTGCTCTTTGGAAACGTGGCATTGGTTGCACCTCACATACATAGCGGTTACCACAGTAAGCAATTGCCTTTATAAGTTCCCCGTCATTGCCGTCCAACCAATACACCTCTATATCCTTACCTTCTATCTGTTTCATTTTCTCAATAAGTGGGTCGCCTGTAAGTATCTTTCCCGCTTCGGCTATTGCCATTTTCTGTCTGTTTAAGCTGATAAAGCCTTGTTTGCAACTGGTCTTAACAGAGTAACCAATATAGGGCAATATAGCTCGGTAGTTCGTATCTGGTAGGTTTTCCAATTGGTTATTGAGAAAATATTCCCAACGGCTTACGCTTGGATCTTCATCGTGAGGTTCGTTGTTCCAATCCTCTATATCAGCAAGGCGTGCCTGCACGAGTTCGTTATAAGGTATAATCTTGGTAGCACCTTTGCCCGCTTGGTTGGCTTCATTCTTAGCAAAGGGGCGAGGGATCCACCCATCGGCATATTTTTCTTTGTTGTTACGCATCTTGCCAAACATACGTTCTATATACTTCCCCTTGGCGTTATTGGCTTCCACTCTTACCTTTTGGAACATATACCCCTCTCTAAGGAAGGTGTCGCTAAAGCTACTATTAAGGGAGCTTTCGCACTCCAACTCATAAGGGAGTTTTAGCCCCCATTGATGATAGTTCCTCACTAATTGTCTGTAGAACTCAAGGATAATCCCTTCTTTGCTCTTTCCATAGACAAAGGCTGTCATACAGCGGCTGGCAATATCCACCCCAATGTAGAACCATACCCTTTTTCCTTTTTCATACCAAAATGGAGGTTGTCTGTCGTCAATGGAGAGGATAGACCCTGCTTTGGTGGGTAAGTCCGTTTGTGCATAGGGGATAAATTGTCCCATAAAGGCTTGTCGGTTTCCGCTTCTTAGACTGTAGGAGATGATTTTCTGCTCCCAACTCATCAGATAGGCTTTGATAGTACTTTCGCTCAAGGCAGGGAATCCAGTAGGTTCATATAGTTCTCCTGTTTCCTTGTTGAATACTTCTATATAGCCAGCCAAAAAGGCATCATATTGCCGAGATATATCAGTAGGAGTAGGCTTGTGGGTTTGTCCTACGAATAAGCCTTGTAGCACCTCTATGACACGCTCATCTACCTTTCGGGCGTTCTGCTTACCCTTTCCGTAAGGGTCTTTGATAACGGAGAGGAGTCCATCGGTTTTAAAGGCGTTTAAAGTGTTTTTAAAATGCCTTAAACTCTCAGGCAGGCTATGCTTACGACTTGGGGGCAAGGTCTCGTTAAAGCTCACTGCATCGGTAAGTAGGCTTTGAGCAAGCCCCTTGGTAGCACTCTTTTTATGCAATGCCTTGCGAATATTGAGTCGTTCTTGCTCAAGAATAACCAAGGCTTGCAGGGTAGTAGCATTGATGATGTAGCGGTCTATCTCTTCATCGGTAAGGTGCTTGTCCCCACGTTTCCATTCACTATAGAAGCGTATCGTTTCGTCTTTTACTTGGTAATATCGCTCCAACAGATGACCTGCTTTTCGTGGATCACCCAGCGCCTCTTGTATCTCCTTGGGCAGCGTGTCATAGTCTATCAGTAGCCTACGCCCATTCCCACCCGATTGGAGTTTCTTAACACCATAAGGCTTACCTTCACTGCGAGAGATAGCACTCTGTAAGGACTTGAGCACATTCCAATACTTAGGAACCAACTCTTCCACCTCCACCGCAACTTTATTATGTAACCATAAATAGGGCATAATCTTTTCTTTTTTGCTCCCTAATGCGATTTCGCTTCGCCAGCCTTTCGGTCGTCAGTCCTACTGAATTAGGGATTTCAAACTAACTAATATTAAGGGTGAAAGTTTTCCAACTTTTAGGTTTATAATCTCTATCAAACCCAACAGTAATATATTTTTTACTATTGTTGTGAAGCGCCGAATCTTCCTCTTTATCGTCAAGAGTACCATTTTCCTTGGACTTTTCTATATTGGAAGCTATTATAATTAGCGAGTTTTTAACCTGCTGATTTAGTTTCCTAAATTCTTCTTTAACTAACTTATTTACCAATAAAGCAATCTGTTTTTTTACCTTTCTTTTCATTACCTTCTGTATTTTACAGCTCTGTTATACAATATCTTTTCTTTCTTTACCACAATTCCTAAGAAAGTGGTGACAATTTCCCTGCCTATCACATCCAAGTGACCATTGAGCAGGAGTACTGTTTTTCTTTTCATATCAAAATTATTTTTTAAGTTTGCTTTCCAAGGTAGGTGCGACCTACTACGTGTTAAATTTGTAGCGGTTCCCAACCGCCTTGGAAAAATTCCATATATTTG